GTGCCTGTTACTCCTACTAAAGTATCGCTTGCAGATACTTTCATATCTCTACTTGACTCTAATTCTCCATTAAATGCTTTACCACAATAACCATCAATTGTCGTACCGCAAGTTATTGTAAATCCGTTATGGGTTGAGTTGTTTGATAAGTTTCCTGTGCCTGAGTTAACACCATCTAAATTATGATTATCCATACTAGAGGATGTTGTGCCTGCATTAGGTAGTATATTGGTTGATGTTGCAGTATCATTTTCACTTCTTGCTTTAACAATAATACAAGAGCCCATTAGCCATACTAATGCAAACGTAATTATAAGATTTTTAATTTTTTGTCTCAACTACAGTTCTCTTTATCTAAGTCTGCTGGTTTATCTTTATAAAACCAGAACCAGGATTTAACCTTAGTTCCTTCTTGTGTGTATGTACATTTAGGTCCTATTGCACATGCACTAAGCATACTTAGTAAAGCTAGAGATATTATTATTTTTTTCATTATTTATTTTTCTTTATTTTTTTTATTTTTACTTTATCCTTAGCTTTTACAGGATTTGCGTTAGGAACACCATCAATCTTTTTACGTTTTTTCATACGCTTCACGTACGCCGAGAAATCAGGTCTTTCAAATTGATATTTATTCCAAAGAACTAATGCATTT